CGTGCGAGGCAACGCAAGGAAAAGAACATGAGTAAGCCAACAAAAAAGCAAATCGCCAGTCGAGCAGCCACGCCTTGTTCGGCTCTTCGGGTAATGGTGGACCGCATTGAAAAGATCACGGAAGAAGCTTGGACGGTCTATAATGCTGAAGTCCAAGCCATCGCGAATGCGCACGGTGTCCGGATTGCCACGGGCCACATGTCGGACTTTTGGAAAGTGAAGCGGCCTCGCGCCCGCAAATGGTTAAACGAGCTGTATGACGAGCACCCGGCATTTGACGATCTTCGCACCTTGGATGCAATTGCTATCGACCTCCGCATCGGCCCTTCAAATATGATGATGTTTAATCCTCTGCCGAACAGTGGGACCAAATTGCCGCTTCAATCGAAGAAACAATTCAAAAAGCAACATTATGAAAGAACACAAGAAGCCAAACCTGATGAGTTTCCCGGCACCCTTTGTCCGTGCCTTGGAGAACGACCGTTATAATGCCGGGGATTCCAAGTTCACAGTCACGGGTTTGATCAGCCCACCGCAACGGACCTGGCTGGCAATGCACAATGAAAAGCACGAGGACCCGTACAGCAAATTCCTCGCGTTGTTGGGAACGGCCGTGCACAAAATCCTTGAGGAGAACGTGGATGAATCGCTCGGAGAGTTCGCGGAACGCCGCATGTTCATGGACGTGTCGATGGGAGGGGTGGACTTCAAGGTGAGCGGCCAGATTGACTTTTACGAACCGACCACGGTGTTCGACTACAAGATCACCGGAGGAGTGGTGGACCGGATGAAGCCGGAACATTACCACCAGGTCCAAATGAACGCCTACCTCGCGGTCAAGAATGGCGTGCGGGTGGACAACGTGGGCGTGGTCTACGTCCAGCGCGACTGGAGCCACCTCCAGAGCACCCTCAACCCGGGCTACCCACAAACCCCCTTCAAGATCTTCATCCATCCCTACGAGGAGAAGGAAGCCATCCATGACTTCGGGGTGACCATTGCCGACCACTTTGCCGCGTCGCTGGGCAACCCTCGTGAATGCACCGCAGACGAGCAATGGGCCAAGCCCGACACCTACGCCCTGATGAAACCCCTAGCCAAGCGGGCGAGCAAGGTGTGCGCATCCTACGCCGAAGCCGAGACCGAGAAGAAACCCGGCCAGTTCATTCAAGTCCGCAAGGGTGACCGGCTCTACTGCGACTCGTTCTGCGGGTTCGGGTATTGCTGCCCACAACACCAGAAATACCTCTACGAGAAAAGCCAGGAAAAATCAGGAGACGAACTGCTATGAAAATCTACAAGGAGGATGTCATCAACATGATGCGGCTCAAGGGCGGGAGCTTTGTGAAAGCCCTGGCCGAAGCCTTTGCCACGGCCGACGCCACCAACTTCATGAAGTTGCGCCGCTGCTTCATGGAGGAATGGCAGAAATACACCGTTTTCGTTGTCAGGAAAATTGAAAGCGAACAACCCGAACCACCAAAGAAATGATACTGAACCTGCTACCAAAAGACCTCCGAGACATCTTGCAAAAGCACGGCATCGAGGACGACTCGCTCAAGGAATCGTGCAACGACCTCATCATCGAGTGCGAGTCCTTCAAGCAAGCGGCCAAACTCGCCTTCGAACTTCACGACCTGGCGCTGTGCCTGCCCGACGTCAACGCCGAAACCCAGCAAGCCCGTGTCATCATGATGGATCTTCCATCCATCATTGCCAACACCGCCGAACCGGAAGACACTGTGCCCGAGGGCTTCGCCCTGGGGGATGGGGTCACTGACGACACGGTCTGAAACGGACCACTTCCCGTCTCTCCAAACACCAACAAACAATACCATGAGCAATTGCTTCCAAGCCCTGTCGCTTCCCGAAAAGGGCAGCCTTCGTGAAATCGGTCCCGTCAAAGTGGACTGGAAATACCCCACCGGCCACACCAAGACCGGAAACATTCCCAAATGGGACATCGATGTCACTGACGCCAGTGGCTCCATCAAGCTGACCTTGTGGAAAACCTCGGCAGCATTGCAACTGGTCCAGGGGGGGACCTACATCTTCAGTGGAGATCTTGTCAAAACGGTCTACAACGGCGTGCCGAACATCGGGGGCAGCAATATCACAGCCAAACCGGTGGACGGCTCACAGGGGGCTTCCAGCGCTCCCACTAGGCAATCTGGCGGGTTCTCTCCACAACAGGAGGTCAAGATCGACCACGTCGAGCTCGCCGGTCAAATGGCGGACTTCGTGGTGGAGTTCGAACAGGCCCTCATCGCCCGCAAGATCGATCCCACCCTGATCACCAACCTACTCGCAAGAGTGATTGGAACTGTGCCCGAGTGGTGGTTTGGTGCAAAACAGTTGAAGATGGCCAACCAGTCTCCGGTCGAAGAGGAACCTCCCAACCCCTTCTGACTCGAAACCATCCCACACGCCTAGGGTAGCGGAATGTTCCGTGAAGGGAAAGTCGAAGCGATCAAACGCGGATGGATGATGCGTGACTGCCAGGAGAGACTGGCACTACTTTTTCCCTTACCACTTCGGTCCCGCAAAACATAGCCGCAAAGGCTTCCTGTCAGCCAGCACCGTCAGACAATTAGGGATGGCCGCAACCGTGGTAGAAGGGACGGCCCGGAACAGAGTGAACCCGTAAAGGCGGCATAACCATTGTCAGAAGCTCGAAACTAGGTGACCACTCCGGGAAAGTAGCGGAGACTCAACAAAAACTTTCAAACTTCCCCATTGCGACCAGACATCGAGGGGAACTAGGGGTCAGGCCCGAGAAACGTGAATGCAGACAAGTGCACAATGTCCAATGGAAAACCAATGCTCATCGAGTCCAAGGACGGGTTTGAGCAAAGGGGTAAACCAAGTGACCATGTCCAAGGATGAAACCGCCGGTACGTCAAGCCGGTCCCGCAAACGGTAAGCGGGACAATCTCCAACCCCAATAGAAACCAACAACATGAATTTGTGCGATCAAGTAGCAACTCCAAGAATTCCTCACGTTTCACAAGCGTTCAAACGTCTGGAAGAAATTCCTGGAAAACTGGAAGAACAAATCGAACGTCTTGACAGGCTTATCGTCGCTGTTCTTTCAGAGGAAACACCTTCAGTATCGAAGGAGTTGGTATCACCCAATGAAAACTGGGCGCCTCTGGCGACCGGAATACGCGATGTATCAACCCGCATCGAGCGTCTCATCTCGCAACTGGAACGAATCAACAATCGAATCGAACTCTAATCCAAACCAACAAAGGAACAACACCAATGAAATTCAGCTCCCTCACCATAGAACAAAAGAAAGCCCTGCTCGATAATCCCGTGGCCCGCGACAACGCGTGCGAACTGGAGGCCGTGGACCGTGGCATCACCGTGCCGATCACCCTGCCCGACCTGCTCATCAAGACCCAGTACGTCGGCTACCAAATCCCCGCGCAGGGAACCCGAGTCTTCGAGATCTGCGTCAACAAGGGCTACAGTGACAACAAGCCCACGGGCATGTGCTTCCTGACCCGAGAGAAAGCCGAGAAGGCGATGGTCGAATCAATGTCCTGTTTCACCGAAGGCTACAGTGCCAACGAGAAGTGGGTGCTCAAAGAATCCAAACCCACCGTGATGGAACGCTTCATCTCCCTCACCAGCGATATCCAGAAAAACTTCGCGATCGAACCCTACGAGGCCGACCTCAAGGCCTACCAGGATCTCTGCGACGAGATCTACAAGGAGATCACCCAGATCGTGCAGGAAGACCACAACAAGGAAGTGAACCAGATCAAGCGCGCCAAGTACCTTGAACTGGCCCTGGGCAATGAGGACATTGCCAAGGGGTTCTGGAACAACGTCGAGAAGACCGGGTGGCCCGAACCCACCTTTCAGGAAGCAACCGCCTGATACCAAATGGTCGGCGTCTGAGAATGGAACCTGCGACAGTTCAAGTATACCAACGCGTCTCAACAGGGCTATCAATAATGACGGGATATCCCGGCCTCCACTTTAACCAACACAATGTCGCAGCAGCCGGCCGCAAAGCGGAGGCCCGCACTCGGTTCACCAGGAAATTTCCAGGGCTCCAGTGCGGCGACACCTACTTCGAAGGACTTATTGGCCCAGCCTTCATGAACCCGCCTCCTCTGCCATGAGGCGACCCTCTTTTAGTCAAACTAAAATCATGAGAACATCCAAGAACCTCGCTTTAAGAACAGAACAACTCAGTTGCGAGGAACTGATCGACATGAACACGGACTTTGTAAAGGGAGTGATTTACAAGACGGACCTTGAACACAAATGGGTTACTCCGAAACACACGTTCAATGGTTGGTGTTGTGATTGCTTTGCGGTGGCAAGAACCCGCCATGGATTTGAAATTCCAAACGACTGTACCTATCCCGTGAGAAAGGAAAACCTGCTCGAACCCGTTTGCATCATCCTGACATGAACCTTGCCAAACAGGCCGCGCTCTCCCTCTTCGCCAACATTGAGGAGAGACGTCAGTTCACCGGGTACTACAACAAGATTGTACTACCACCCACGCCACGTGGCTCCCAATCGCTTGAGAATGCCCCACAACGAGGCGCAATGATACGCATGGGGAAAGGTGCCACCCGCAAGGAGGGCGTCCCTGCGTTCGTCCTGAGGACATACGAACAGAATGGCTTCGTCTATGTTGAAACCGACTGCTGCGGAGTACAACGTCTCCAAGATGTAATCATTGAACAACCATGAAATTCATCCTTAAAATTGATTGTAACAACGCCGCCTTCCATGGAGATGATGACGAAGAAGCCATTGTCCAGGAAACCAATCACGAAGTGGCAAGGATTTTGCAAGTTGTAACCAAACAACTCCTTAATGCACAAGACGAAGGAAAAATCTTTGACGTGAATGGAAATGCTGTTGGTGAGTATTACTTTGAACTTCCATAGGGATGATCTTTAATATATGAAACCTCCAAAGAAACCCGGTCGCGTCTCCAAACCCAAGACAAAGAAGCGTCTCAACGTCGAACGTCCCTATTGTGACGGAACCATGAGCAAGGCAGAGTTTGTCACCTTCGTAAAGAACGCCTTGAGAAAGGCACGCTGGCCGGCCAAGTACAAGTGCGTGGCAAAGACATTCGTCGGAAAGGGGGTGAACCCTGCGACGGGCCATCCCTGCAAACTGCACATGTGCCCCGAATGCCGCGGCCTCTTTCCCCAGACGGGCATGGCCGCCGACCACATCATCAGTGTCGTGGGCGTCGAAGGCTTTATCAACTGGGACACCTTCATCAACCGTCTCTTCTGCAACTCCGATGGATTTTCCGCACTTTGCAAGGCCTGCCATAGGGCTAAGTCTGCAATAGAAGCCCGCGAGCGCCGGGAACACAACTCAAGCCAACAACTACTACTCTGATGGGAACCAATTCAAATATTTCATGGTGTGATTCGACCTTTAATCCGTGGAGCGGATGCACCAAAGTCAGTGATGGCTGCAAAAATTGTTATGCCGAAACCCTGATGGACACCAGATACCACATGGTCAAGTGGGGCAAAGGCAATCCGCGCGTCAGGACATCGGCCGCGAACTGGAAGTTGCCTATCAAGTGGAACGCCCGCAAGCCGGGTCATGTCTTTGCGGAATGCCCCGGCTGTCACCAGCGGAGTGTTTACAACGCGGACGGAATGCCCTGCGGGACACCATTCGGCGCGATCAACTGTTGTCCTGAAGCCCCGAAACAGGTTCGTCCCCGTGTCTTCTGCGGCTCGCTGTGCGATTGGCTGGATGACGAGGTACCGATTGAATGGCTGGCGGATTTGTTGGATCTGATTCGCAAGACCCCGAACTTGGATTGGTTGCTGCTTACCAAACGCCCGGAGAACTTCAAACCGAGATTGTCTGAAATCCTTGAATTGATGGGAAACCACCTTACGGTTGAAGAAGCATTCCTTCGCGTATTTATCATGCTCATGCTTGAAGGGTGGAGTTCATCGGCTTACGTCGCTACACCGATCGGAAGAGAGAACTACTGGATCGGAACCACGGTGGAAAATCAGGAAATGGCGGACGAGCGGATTCCGATCCTTCTATCTATCCAGGCCAAGGTCCGTTTTCTTTCGTGCGAGCCGTTGCTAGGTCTAGTGAATTTGAATGTTCCCGTAATGCGAGGAACCACATTTATTGTTGGCGATGAAGGTGGCCATGAATACGTAGGAAGCAAGCGACAGATGCTTTCTTGGTGCATTGCCGGTGGTGAAAGCGGCCCCAAGGCCCGCACCATGCACCCCAATTGGGCAAGATCCCTGCGCGACCAATGCAAGTCGGCAGGCGTCCCCTTCTTCTTCAAGCAATGGGATGGCACACGCAACGACATCCTCGACGGCCAACAACACCACGAGTTCCCACTTTGAGGGCTTCGCCCTTGGGGAGGGATTGTATCAACTCTAAGACAATACCAACCAACAACCAATAGAAAACAAACGACATGAGCGCAGGAATCACACAACGGGACCGTCAGGTCGGCATCCAACAGGCATGGCACAAAGAGACGATTCTCCGTGACGTTGTAACGCTTGAGGAAGCGCTGCCATTCGAAGTCGCGCAAGCGGTCGTCTGCCACAAGTTCGAGCGGCCGGACGAGTTTGGCATTGTCCGTGAAACCATCGTCGAGGACACGGACTACAAGCGACTCATCGCCACTGATGACTGGCTCCCGGTGGGAGAACCTTACGGCCCGAGTTACAATCCGTCGTCCATCGCTTTGTTCAAATCAATCGTCTCCAAGGCCTTCGAGGACGTGCCGCACAAAATCATCTCGGCGGGAAGCGTCGACAACCGCTGCAAGTTGTTCTGCTCGATCCAGACCACGGATGGTTTCCGGATCGGGGACCGCGAGTTCAAGGACTACATTTCGGTCCTGGACAGCTTCGACAAGTCAACCTCCCTTACCGTCCGCTACTCCAATGTGTGCTGCGTCTGCGCCAACACCGTGGCCATGGCACTCAAGGCCGGCACGGAGATTGGAAAAGCAAAGCACACCGCGATGCTTGAGTTCAACGTCCAACGCCTGCTGGACGCGATTGACCAGTTCATCGGGACCTCCGCGCAGTTCCAAGCCATGCTCAAGGAAGCCGACGCCACACCCTGCAGCCGAGACGAGGCACGGGCATGGATCACGGGAATCCAGGGCCGCAACACCGACACGATCAGCAACGGGCTCAAACAGAAGACCGCCCGAATCGTGGAACTGTTCGACGGTGGTCGGGGCAACCAGGGCCGCACCCGTCTGGACGCGTTCTCATCCATAACGGAGTTCGAGACCCACGAAAGCACCAACCGCAAGGGGGAGAACGCCCAGTATTACACGAGCGAGTTCGGATCGTCCGCACAGATCAAGACCTTGATGGCATCCCGCTTCAACGAAGACTGGGACATGTACGTCAAGCGCGGGGAGAAGCTGATCAACCAGTCGACTTTCGCAGTCGCCGGATAATCAAGGTCTCAAAATTGCTGGACTCCGTCGCGAAAACCCGTTGGATGGAGTCCGGCATTCTGCCTTTCTCAAACCAAATCAACATGAAAAACACACGCAGCCTGTATTGGAACGACGCCTTGGTAACCGACTCGGATCACGTGGAACTCTCGAACGAGTTCCGCATCCCGCTGATCACCGTGGCAGAGGTGCTCACCCAAATCCGTTCCACAGGTGAACCCACCTATTCGGCCTACAGCGGCGTTGTACGGGCACGCATCCTCAAGCTGGCCGAGTCCCTGACCTTTGAGCCCGAAGCCCCCTTGAACCCCTCCGAGGCCCCGGAAGGGGCAACTGGTGAACCCTTCCCCTCCGCACCCGTCGAGGAGCAGTCCGGGGACAACCCAACGGAGGCTGAGTCGGACAACGGCAGGGCCAATCCGATCAAGGATGAGGAAGGAAAAACCGTGGTTCCGATCCCGCCGACCAAGGCCGAGAAGAAGAAGACCAAGATGAAGGAGTTCTACGCCAGTTCGGAGAAGGAGGCGAAGGCTGCCAAGACCAAACGCCTCGCGGCCGAGAAACGCAAACGGGACAACGCCGAGAACGGCAAGCAGGCCGATCCGGACGGCAAACATCAGCCGGATCCCGTGGTCAAACACGCGGTTACCTCTTTGATGACAGCCATGACCAACTCCGGAGGAAACTTCATCATCACTGAAGAAGGCATCTGCTCGATCAACCCGGCCAACCCTCCCACCCTGATTGACTCCTACGCCGTGGTGCAGAACGTGCTGAACTTCCGCGACATGAGCGAAGTGATCGACGACAAGAGTGCGTGGTTCCTGGGAAGCATCATCTGCAACCTTGAGAACTATTTCGGCGAGGACTTCGAAATCGGCCAGGTGTGCGAGCAAACCTCGGTTGCCTACAACACGATGTACAAGGCGGTCACCGTGTTCCGCGCCTACGAGGGCAAGCGCTTCAACCTGTCCTTCAGCCACCATGCCGAGGCCTACTTCACCAAGATCGACAATGCCTCGCGCAACGACATCCTCACGATGGCGGAGAAGATGAACCTCAACTGCAAGCAGGTCAGGAGCCTGTGCAACATCGCCAAGCACGAGGACGGACCGCTCACCGTCAAGTCCTTGGATTCCAAACAGGAAGCAGAAGACCTCATCAAGGCCCACAAAAGCCAGAAGATCATCTACTACATCTACGACAAGGACAAAGATTTATGGACCCGAAAAATAGGAACGACGGACGCAATCCCGGTGGGAACCGTGGTGATCGACACGAAGAATCACACAGCGAGGATGAACAACGGCCAGCCGGTCAAGATCTTGAGAGTTCTCAACTGACCTGCGACGCCGAGACCGTCAAGACCTGTCTCAATTTCGCCAAACTCAGCAGCAAATTGCAGACTGAAATGGCAATGTCCCTAATGGCGGACCCGGCGGTGAGGAGGAAACTGGTGGAGCAGATCAAACTGCCCGAGCATGAGTTGATGAAGATCATCGACAAGGCGCTCAACCACTTCTTAAACACCTTGCCGCTGGCGACGCAACTGGGCGAGAACCTGTTTCTCACCGCGTTGGGAAAACACTCGGGACTCACCGGAGACCCGTTGATGAACCAGATCATCTCTGCCATCAACGTGGTGATTGCGGGACAGGACTTTGACGATATCGACTGAACCGGATAGGAGTCACACACACATGACAGACAAGACCGAATTCTACGACCTGGAGGAAATCAAGATCGCGCTGGCAGGAAGGATCGACGAGTTCATCCTGCATTTCTTCCCCGAGGCCAAGCGCCACAGCCAGTGTTACAAACTGGGAGACATCAACGGGGACAAGGGAGACTCGTTCATGATCTCCACCCGCGAGAACAATCCGGGCTATTACAAGGACTTCGCCGACCCCACGGTGTGCGGCAAACCCTGGCGGCTGGCGGCGATCAAACTCAACGTGAGCCTGCGGGAGGGTATCGTCTGGCTGGCCAACTTCCTGAACATCCAACCCATCCAATCCTTCGGCAACATCAACATTGCCAAGGACCCCGAGAAACTGGCACGGGAACTCCGTCCGCTCAGTGCAAAAAGCCTGGCCTATGCCACGAAGCGTGGAATCACCGAAGATACACTGCGCAAATACGGTGTGGCATCCGGTGTGCACGACGACACGATCTTCCCCTACTACGACATCCACAACAAGCTGGGCATGGTCAAGCACTGGGGGCACGTTCCCAAACCCGACGGCAGGAAGACCACCTGGACCAACGACAATCCCGTCATGTCGCTCTTCGGCAAAGACGTGTGTGATCCGGAGACTGGCCTGCAGAAGCTGGTAATCACCGAGGGGGAGTGGGACGCGATGTCCTGTTTTCAGCTGGGGATCCCCGCCGTGTCGATACCGATGGGAGTCAACAACCACTCATGGATCGCCGATGATTATCATTATCTCTCGCACTTTGATGAAATTGTTCTTCTCTTCGACAATGATGCGCCGGGGAAGAAAGCGGCCGACGAGGTCGCCGGACGACTGGGGCGGGAACGCTGCATGATCGTGACGCTTCCGCTCAAGGATGCCAACGACATGCTCAAGGCGGGCCGCGGTTCGGAGATTGACCTGATCATCAAAACCACGGTGAAGGATCCGATCGCCGAAATCGTCGAGCCATCCTCGATGAAGGACGAGGTGCGTTCCTACATGCGCAACGACCATTTGGTGGAAGGGGACGCCTTCTTCCTGCCCGGATTCAACATCGCCTTCCGCAAACACGAGATCACCCTGTGGTACGGCTTGAGTTTCCACGGCAAGTCAGTGTGTTTGCAAAACCAGATCGGCTCCCTGGCGGTGCGCGGAGAATCCTCCTGCGTCGCCTCCTTCGAGCAGTTGCCGCCGATGACTTTCTCGCAGATTCTGGCCTCCGTGGTGGCGCGGCCGAACCTGCCCTACGAACCTGACTTCGATGCCGCCTTCGATTGGATGAGTGAGCTCGTGTTCATGTACAAGAGCATGGACCGGGCCACCCCCAAGCACCTCATCTCCACCTTCAAGCATGCCCACAAACGCTACGGAGTGAAGACCTTCGTAGTGGACAACATCATGACCATGGCGATTGACCGGGGTGACAACACCGACCAGGCCAACGCGATGGACAAGTTTCGCATGTTCATCGCCGAGGTGCCGGGACATCTGCACATCGTCGCCCACCCGCGCAAGCCGCCGGCAAACACCACCACTCCACCCACCATGGGAGACATTCGAGGCGCTTCCGAGTTCGGCGACATCCCGCACAACATCATCCTGGTGTGGCGCGACATGGCCAAGGCCGAACGCATCGCCGAGATGGAGGATGGCAATTATACCACCGATGAGATCGACGCGTTCTGGGCCTCCACTCCGGATGGAAAACTAGTGGTGAGAAAACAGCGGACTACCGGCGAAACCCCAATGATCAACTTCTGGTTTGACAAGATCACAAAACGCTTCATGACAAAAGCCGGTCATCCCTTGCCGATGTTCTCCGAATGTCCCTGGAGCAAAGACTGAAATCCATCATGAACAACCTGCACAACTGGGCGACCGTTGCCCTTCCCGGAACCAATCCTTTTCTCGCGCCCGAACTCGCCGTGGTCTGTCTGTGCGGCATCTTGGAGAATCCCGATCACAAGCTGCACGGAAAGTTTGTCACCACCTCCCGGATAATCCATCAAGCCAGTGGCAAGGTGGTGACTCGCAGCGGTTCCCACTACACCCTGATGGACGTGGCGCCGGACTACGAGAACAACTATCCCAACGCTAGAGAACGCCTCTTCAAATCCCTTCCTTCCACACCGTGAAATTCCCGGAACACCAACGCATGCGCTGCGCCAATTCGCCGTTCGAATCGGAGTTTGGCGACCCTTGCGGAGTCTTTGTAATTCCTTCAACGGAACTTCCCAACGGAAAGACCAGCCGGGTACTTAACATCATCGCCACGGACGGGAATGTCGGAATAAACGAAGAAAACAAATGGGAGCATGTCTCGGTAAGTATTTTGGGAGACAAGAAAAACACTCCTTCATGGCTGGAAATATGTCTGGTCAAGGACCTGTTTTGGGACGAAGAAGAATGCGTGGTTCAGTACCATCCCGCCAAATCCGATTACATCAATCTGCACGAAGGGGTGCTTCATTTGTGGAAGCACAAAAACGCGCCGTTCCCGACTCCTCCAACCATCTGTGTATGACCCACCGTGATCAAAACTGCCGCTGCTGGATCGCCCGCAAGACCAAGGGAGGTGTCTGGTATTCCCACGTCTCGGTCCACGGGAAAACCCACCTTCTCAGCACCAACACCCTGATGCGCCGCGCTGCCAGGGAGTTCTCCATCATGCATCTGAAAATGCTTCTCTCCAAACCAACCAACAAACATGCAAGTCAAGATCCACAAGATAACGGAAGAAATCATGACGGCGATCAAGCCGATCTATATCAAGGCCGGCAATGACCGGGCCTTCATCGACGCGCTCTGCGTGGCCACGGCACAGGTTGTCAACGCAGGAACGGTCAAAGGTCACGAATACGAACTCATCAGTTATGTCCAAGCCCAGATCGAGCACTGCTTCATCAAATTCCAGGAAGAAGGCGTCAAGCAAGCCGCCCAGTTGGACAAAGGCATTGACCGCTTCAATGGATTCGCAACTCCCATCGAAGACACTATTGTCCGCTTCCCCGAAAACACCTTTGAGCGCCTCGTCGAACAAGCCGAGGAGCGCGCCGACTGGGACAAGGACGAAACGGCCGACCTCGTGGATGCCGGGAAAACCGACCTCTCAAACGGCATCGTCCGAGACCAGGACCTCGATGACATCGAGCACCTCGCCAATGGCTCCAGGATCGACGCAGAGGCGTCGGAAGACTCCGATCCCGAGTGACACCCGCAAGGACCTTCAGAAGCGCTACAAGACCGCCTACGATGACATACCATCCACTTGCCGGTGCTCCCGCTGTGGCGCACTCGCCCCGCGTGATAGCATGGAGCGCCATCATGTCGCTGGCCGTAGGAAACATGCGTTTCTGTTCACAGTGCAAGTTTGCTCCCAGTGCCACCACGCCATTCACGAGTTTCCAAAGCAAGCTGAAGCGATGGGTTTGCTCTGGCCCGGCCGCAACTCTAAGACATTCACCCTTGTCGCAGCTTACGCACTGGTCCACACCATGAGGTTTCCTCCGCTCTACGCACTCGACATCTACAAGAAGTACTCACCATGAACTTTAACCAATCCCTCGCTCTGGTTCAATCCAGAAACGAAGACCATGAGTGGTATCCAACCACTACCGAGATCCTTGACCAACTGGTGAAATCAATCAAGAAGGATTGTCACAGGAGCAATCGCGATTCGTTCCTCGATATTGGAGCAGGAAATGGAAAAGTGATTGACTACGCACGCAGCAAGTTTTCTGGAAAACATACGGACGATCTCTACATATCACGCTTCTATGCCATTGAGAAAAGCCAAACCTTGCAAAAAACTCTTGTTCCTGAAATCTTCATCCTTGGATGTGATTTCTGGCAAACCACACTCATAGACAAGGATGTGGACATTGTGTTTTCCAATCCTCCTTACTCGTGTTTCGAGGATTGGACCGTGAAAATAATCCGCGAAGTCCCTTGCACATCAATAGTGTACCTGGTGCTGCCGGAACAATGGTCCACATCCAACGTCATTCAGATTGCGTTAAAAACCCGTTGCATGGAAGCCAAGAATATTGGCGAGTTCCAGTTTGCAATGAGTGAAGATCGCAAGGCCAGGGGAACCGTCAATCTGATTCAAATCCAAGGCTGTAAAATACCGGCAACCAAACGTCAATGGAGACACGACAACGAAGACATTGAAGAGACCGATCCGTTTGAACAATTCTTCAACGAAACCTTCACCATGCCGGAACCGGTTAAGGAAAAGCCATGGGAGGAAAAACTCAACAACACACAGGTTTCCAAACGTCTCAACTTCATCGAGGCATTGTGCCTGCTTTACCAAGAACGCATGGATGAACTCAATCGCAATTACCAAGCAGTGTGCGCCATCGATCCAACCATTTTAGTGGAATTTCAAATCAGCAAGGCGGGACTGGTTGAATCTCTTCGAATGAAACTGAAGGCCTGCAAAAAGGAATACTGGGAACGCCTCTTTTCTGGAATGCAAGACATAACCAACCGCCTGACCGAAGCATCACGCAAGACCATGCTCGAACTGATGCAAAGCCAAACCGGAATCGATTTCAATCGGGACAACTGCTACGCAGTGGTAATGTGGGTGGTAAAAAACGCCAACACATACTTCGACAGACAGTTCATTGACACCTATGAAAAGCTCATCGAGTTCGCCAACGTCGAGGCCTACAAGAGCAACAAGAAGGTATTTGGCCAACACATGTTCCGCTACAACTGGTCGGTCTACAAAACGGCAGATCACTTCCGTCTCAAGGTGGGTCATCGTATTGTCCTTGAACGCTGCGGCGGACTGTATACGAAATCGAACTACAGTTGGAAGAAGGGACTGAGCGAACGCGCTGCCAACCTTCTCTGCGATCTACTGGTCATTGCCGACAATATGGGCTACCAACTTTCTTGGCATGAAAAGCCATGTGAGTGTCTGTGGGATGGAAGCCAGGCAGTGAACTACAACTTCTTCAACAAAGAGATACCGGAAACTCTTTTCGAGGTGCGTGCGTTCATGAATCAAAACATGCACCTACGAATCAACCCAGACTTCATCCACGCAATGAACGTGCGGCACGGAAAACTCAAAGGCTGGATCAATTCCTTTGAAGAAGCAGCCAAGGAATTGGAGATACCACAGACAACAGCTTTCCGTCATTTCAACAATGATGAGTTTCGTATTGAAATGTCATCACTTCCAATGCTTACCAATTCCAATCAATGAAAACCGAAATACCCAGTGACAACGACATCAACCAGGAGGTGATTCAACGATGCCTTGCCATCAGTCCCGAACGCGCCGACCACGTCAAAGCCATGGCAATTTTGTGGAAGATGACGGGGCAATGGAAGATGCGCCAGAAGTTGCAGACCTTCGCCTGTCAGATCAAAGACGCGGCCGACAACGTCGCCTATCCGGGAAACCTGACCGAGTACCAGATTGTCGAGTCGCTCTTTGACCTGTGCGACATCTCCAAGGAACTCAACCAAATCGTCCAAGGAATCCTCCAACTCAAAGTAACAGAATGAGAACACCGACCGTACTTTCAACACCAATGCACCCCCAGTCAAAAGAATGGGTGGACCGTGCCTCCTATGTCGAAATGGGGATTGAGTGAAGTTTGGTCAACTCGATCTGCCAGCAGGAGACAAACCGGGCTGACCGTTTGTTTCGGGAACATGCCGCTTTGAAAGAGAAACTCCGCGTCGTGCGCAAACACTTGCGGGAAAGCAACAAGGCGTGCGAGCGTCTCTCCCACCGTCTCCAACTTGAGATCTACAAGTCCAACAACAAGCCATGAAAGAAGCAATAAACACACGCATCCAATCCATCCTCGGTCATCTCCAAACACTTGGAAAAGTGGCTGATGGCACAGTGGAAATTAGCAAGGAAGCCATGGACGAACTTCATGACCTGCTTGTCACCACGGACGAGAACCTCGACGACATCATCTTCGCTCATCTCGTCTGATCCCGAACAACTCTCAAACAACAAACACAACACCAACACCAACAACCAATGTTCCAAACAGCAATTGATCACCTCAACGAAGAAGTCAACAAGCTCAACATCGCCGGGCATCCCGCCCACACCAGCCCGATCCAGGAGTTGATCGACAAGGCCAACTCACTCATGGGAGCGTCCCGGTTCCTTTCGATCGCCTACATGGGTGGAGTCTCGGCCCTGATCGCCTCGGTGCGTCAATGGGGGGTGGACCGCAAGATCATCGGACCCGAACGGAAAGGCACGGTGTCCGGACAGATGACCAAACTGGAAGAAGAGATGGAGGAACTCGCGGTTGGCATCGACATGGAGGACCAGCACGCCTGCATCGACGGCATCGGCGACATGACCGTGGTCCTCATCCTCCTTGCCGACATGCTCGGGGTGAAGTTCGAGGACTGTCTGCTGGCGGCCTACGAGGAGATCAGGGACCGCAAGGGAACCATTGATGGAGGTGTCTTTATCAAGGAGAAAGCCATCGTCACCGAAGTCTGACTTTAGCCGGACTAAAACCAAACACATCAATGGACAAGCCAATCAAACCGAAGAAGAAGAAACCCAGCTTCGCGAAGATATTCGACAAGAAGGAGGGCAAGGGCAACCCACCCGTCACTGTGGAGGTCGATGCGAGCGTTGTGGAGCCCGTGGTGACGTCGCAGCCAGTTGAATGGAACAACTACCCGAAGATTACTGCCAAGGCCCTGGCGGTCTCGCTGGAGAATCTCGTGAACGGAATGAATTTCCTCTACGGAAAATCGAAAGGTGTCGCCGACAAGGACAAGGCCATCATGACCCTGCGGATCAAGACCGCTCGGGAACAAATCGCCATTCTCCAATCCCTGCCCCCGGGAACATGAAACACTCCTTCTCCTTCGACGTGCTCAAGTTCTGCTCCCTCGGATCCGCCGAAGCAATGGTCGGACGCCTGAGCATGGCGCTGGAGGAGGCCGGCTACTCAGTCGCGCTGGTCAATCCGATAGCCGACACACCCACGGTGACCACGCCGGACGGGAAAAGACATCTCACACGAAGTTTGAAAGCAACCCTTGTCATCTCCCCGCTCACATGAGACCCAAACTACGGAAGTGTGCCCGTCTCCTGGCCATCCTCAACGAAGGCATGGAACACCAGGAGCGGCCCGCTTCCTTCAACGAGGCGGTGTTTGTCACTCAAGAGAAGGCAGTCCGCTGCACCCAGACGACCTCCTGTGGCAAACATCGCTTCACCTCGCAAAAGGCGGCCAAAGCCGCACTCCACAACCGGGAGGACAAGGGAGCAAACGTCTCCGCGTTACGGGCATACTTCTGTCCATCATGCCATGGTTGGCACATGACTTCCAGAATCAACTCACTCAACAAAAACCAATGAAAGGGATCCGACATGACCGAGCGCATGCTCAAGCTGCTCACCCTTGCCCTTGACTCCGCCGCCCACAAGGGCGAGATGGAAACCGCCGCGATCATGTTCGTGCGAGAACTCAAAAAGGAAAACATCGCCGCTACGGATCTGCGCATCGGCAAGATCAATCCCTTCCAGGGTTACAACTGGAAACAGTCCACCGGTTACACGCCGCCACCCCCGAAACCCAAGGCGAAACCCCGTCCCAAGGCCCCGCCGCCCAAGCCCTGGACCTTTCCCTTCGGCAAGCACAAGGACCAGCCGCTCAAGGATGTCGACCTGTCCTACCTCGTGTGGGCACTGGCCAACATCACACAGTTTGACCAGGCCACCAAGGACATCCTGCAAGCCGAGATCACCAGACGGGCAACCGCGGCTTGATCACTCGTCACTTTCCTCGCGGATGACCTTCTTGAGCTCGTCACCCAGCGCGGTGCGCAAATCCCGTGTGCTGACCACCTGGGACAACAGGTACATCACGATCTTGAGATAATCCGGTTCCTCAACCGCGGTGCTGCGCGCGGCGGTGACCGCCGAAGATCCCAGGTCGTACAACGCAGCCGTCGGCGCGGTGTAGGAGGCAATGTCCTCCAGCGCACCACTGTTGCGGTCGAAGATACGGATGCCTTCCGGATTCAAATTGCTATCGGCAACATCCATGTCTTTAACAAAACCGAAACCTTCCTCCACCGATTTGTCCATGAGGTTCTTGTAAACCGCCTGGACGGGGGAGTAACCCAGCAGCAAACCGAAAACAGGGATCGCCTGTGACATTTCCACCAGTTCCTTGCTCATCAGGTCGGCCCATGCAGAATTGCGTGCGGAATCCGGATCACGCCAGTCTTGGAACATCTGCTTCTTTCCTCCCACCAGGGTTTTTTTGAGCAGGTTGGCTGCGAACCAACCGTCCTCCTCGTTGGGGGCAAGGACCTTGTCGGCCACCTCCTGCGCCTTGGTCTGGGCGTCATCATCATCATCCCCACCCAGTTTGAACATGGTGTAGGCGACAAGCGGAATGAGCACATACAACTTGGTGACATGAAAGACCATGTTCTGCACAATGGTTCCAACGATGTTCTCGATCGCCTCGCGCTTCATCCGCGCGCTTCCTTCGGTGCGGACTTCCTTGCCCGTCGCCGGATCCACCACGGTTGATTTGGTCCACAGCGCCGGCAGCATTGCCGAGATGTTCGAGGACCCCGTAGCCGTTTGGTTGCTGAAGCGCACGATGGAACGAATCAATGAGTGAACCCCCGGATTCCGGGTCTGATTCTGGAAGATCAGTGCTTTCTTGGCTTGGTCGGACTGGCCCATCATGTCGTTGACCTTGACCTGGGCATAGTGAAACACCGAAGAAGGAATGTCGGAGATGGGCATGTCAAGAAGAGCGTCCACATCCTTCGGGGGGAGAACATCAAGAAGACCACGGGCATGCAGCGACTGCAATTCATGAATCACCTCCGTGGCATAGATGGACATCGATAATAAACGCTCGGTGGAACCAATGGTGATTTCCATGCCCTTTTCCGACAAAGCTTCGATCTCCTTGGCAGCGCGTCCGGCGTAGGCCGCGATTCGGTTGGTGCCGTCACGTACGATGCGCCGGCTGGTGCCCTTGTAAGCGTCGTAACCATTGGCCTGGCGCAGGAACACAAACATGTTCGTGTTTTGCACGAATTGTGTGAGCTTGTCCGTGAATGTCTCGAATGGTGCCGTGTTGGTTCCGGTAATGGTGCTATTGCCATGCAGTTTTTTCTGTAACTGGTTGGTGAGAAGCCCGCTGGCCACCCGTGCCGTGATGGCGGAAAAGGTGCGGATCTGGTTGAACTGACCCAACACGGCCTTCTTGACCATGATGCCAATCATCGGAGGAATGATCTGGTTGATCCACTGGGTGGCAGAAATGAGTGCCCGGGCAATGAACACAGAGGAAAGGAAATGTGCCATTTCTGCCGCGCGCGTGTCATGCACGCCAGCCTGCATGTCGTTCTGGATCTCCAGCTCACTCTCGCTCAACACGGCGGCCAGAGCCACCTTCCAGGTCCGGTAATCGGCACTGTGCTGGTGGATGTCGTGCATCACCTTCGAGTCCGTGATTTCAGAGTAACCTCGAGGTGTCTGTTGCTCCACCCCGAAGGTGTTGCGAAGAATCGAGTAGTTGGGAGTGACATGGATACGATAAAGGGCGTCACTCACCGTTGAGGAGGTCGACTCCATGCCGTTAATGTTGATTGGCCGCAACACCGCATCCGGTGTCATGATCATGCGGTTGCCCGCCCCGCCGTAGAACGGGCTCTGGCTGATGTCGGTGGTGTGGATCGGATCGGTTGGACGCGCCGGTTCCGGAAGTCGTTCCTTGGCTTGCGAGGCGTCCACAGCGAACGAGTAATTCATCGGAACAATCGAGAGCATCCGCCCCCGCTCCACCATGCCGCTGTTCTCCGTTGTGGGAGGAGTGGACAAGGCCATGCGGGTGAGTTCGGTGGCGTCTGCCAGTCCCTTGAACAAACCCAGGACATTTCTAGCGTGAGCAAGGATCTCGGCGCCTTTCGGAGAGGAATCGCGCAGAGCATTGACCACATTGCCGATGAGGACCTCGGCCGCAATGTTAGCCTGGGCCATCTCCGCCGCCGTACTGCTCGACCAGGCACCCTGGCCCACCAGCGGACCATCCAGCAGGGGTTCCAGAATCGCGTTGATCTTGTGCATCATCGGGATGTCGCGGATCAGACTGATCTGGGTGGCGTTGAAGAACTCGTTGACCTTACCGCCGACCCCCTTGCCATAGTGCGCCTTCTGCGTATCGTTGAAAAGAACCAGGTCCTCCATCCCCTTCTTGTAGTTCACGTACCAGTTGCGCAGGTTGTAGAAGTTGCTGCCGTCGCGAATCTCCAGGATGCCCATGAGGGAGGCGACGAACTTGGCCTTGCTGTGGTCAAGGGCATTGCTGCCAATCGCCTTGGCGGTAGGCGCCAGCAGATCCTCGGCCTCTGCCAGACGGGTGACGTATCCGGTGCGGCCGGAAATCCCGTTAATGCCCCGGTTGAGAATGTTGAGAACCTTGTTGGCTTCCTCGTAAGCGGAATAATCCTTGGCGAACTTGGCGCGCAAACGGGCGTCCTGATGATGCAGGTACTTCATCGCCCACAGCGTGGTGTCGCCGATTTTGGCGGCCAGACCTAATGCCAGCCGGTCAAGAATGCCCTGGCCTTCGATCTCCGAATAAACGTCGGAGAAGATGTCCTCGATCTGCAAGCCGCGGATGCCTTCGGAACTTTGCAACTTGCGACCCGGAAGCAGCATGCCATTGTCCGACACCACTTCCTCAAGGAAACTTCTGATCTTTTCGGTCGAGGAATCCACTCCGGTCTTGAGAGTGGGCCAACCGAACGAATGCACGATGCGTTCCACCTTGGAACGAATCAGGTCTTCCGCCGCTTTCGCATCCTTGTTGTTGAGATTGAGGTTTTTGGAAACACTGGTGCTGTTGCGGTTGGCGAATGCGACCAGCCCGTTAATATAGTGATCACTCACGATCTTGCCGACTTCGCGGCGGGTCAGGGGTGGTAAATTCCGGGAGGCGCGACGGGTGTTCTCATTGTTAACCCAGGCAATTCCATTGGTACCAGTGGTGGCGTTGGCGAAAGCCCCATCGAGGTGGACGTCATTGAAACCCAGCACGTTGTCGGTCATGGCATTGGGGCCACCCACCGGATTGGTCGGATTCACCGCTTCGAGGATGAGTTCGCTGATACGACTGTTGACCTTGTTCGGGTTGCGGCCGGTCTCGGTGAAGCGACGCGCCATGTCCTCCTTTGCCGTAGTGGAAGCCAGCATGATGATCTCGCCATTGTTGACCAGATGACCGATCAGGTTGCGGCGGGAGTCAATGTTATCAGGTGCCGTGTGGAAACGCACGCGGGACCGGGTGTTCTTGTCAATACCCATGCGGATGATCTCGCCCTTGAGACGAGAGATCTCCTTCTTGGCGGTATCGATCCTGGCTAGCAACGGATTGACCAACTTGTCGCGTTTGGCTCGGTTACTTGGCGACTTGAACCAGTCCATGTGCTTCTTGACTTCGAAGCGATCGGTCTTGACCTGTTCCTCCAGAGCGCGAATTGCGGAGTTGGCATTGTCAGGATTGGCGGAAGGAGTGACACTGACCAGACGGGTTCCCAGTTGCGGGTTGGAAAGAATCGCCAAAGCATCAACACTCAGGGTGTTTGACAGGGAACGCTGGCCTCCACTCACCTGTTTGGCCGCGGCATGGAATTCGTCCCAACGCGCCTGGATGACCTCATCCTCCAACTTGGTGTTGGCCATGGCATTGGTGATCAGCTGTGCCGGATTGAAGTTGGCATAGGTTTGCAGACTGTTCTGCAACAACCGGTAATTGGCCATGGCCCGATTCTCCGAATAGTCCTGCAAAGCCCTGCCAAGCGCCTCCTTGTTGATGTAGTAGGAGTAATCATTGTGACCCTTGGCGGCCGCGTCCTCCCACAGTTTGGCATGGTTCGCCACGGCTTCCTCTCGAACTCCCTCGCGGTCCGAATCCGTCTCCTTCACTTCCGGATTGACGAAGTTGAGTAGGAAGGGAATATGCGGGAACTTGCCAGGCACCGAGTTGCCGGCGGCGTCACGACGGGTTGCCTCGCGCTGGCGAGTGTCGACATGGGTGTAGATTCCCAACTTGGTGGCGTGGGTCGAGTCATAGACCAGACGCTTCAGCAACTTGTTGGCGTTGCGTTTGGCCAGAGTCGCCGACAGCAGTTCGTTGTTGGCCTTGCGCAATTCCGCGTGATCTTTCGCCGTGCCCTTGCGCATCATCACCTCGGTGAAGGTTTCGGCGGGAAGAGCGAACTGCTCCACCAGGTTGTGGAACAGATCGTGGTGAGGTGTGCCGTCAGGCGTCGAGTCGGATTCATCCAATCCCTCGTTGAGCCGGTCCATCACGTAGTTGCTGACCCGTTCCTTGTCCCAACCATGCTCGAACAAGGCCACGAGGTTGCCCATGAAGGAGGTCATGTTGTCGTTGACATGATCCACCACGCTCACTCGCTGTCTTCCTTCCTTGCCTCCCAAACTCAACCGGGACGCACTGGCGGAGAGATGCTTCTCCAGGTTCTCGACAAAGTCCGACGCCGCAAAGAGATGCAGCTTCTTGGTGGTGGAGTTCTCCTGCACGCGAGGAGCCAGGGAACGCCACAGTTCCTGAGGATCAAAGACCATGTCCAGCGCCTCCGCGAGTTCCTTTCCGGTAACCACTTCCCCGCCGGCAATGTGAGCAATGCCAAGTAGGCTGGAAGGTAGTTTGATTCCAAACTTCGCCTTGGCGATTTCCGCAAGATCGCGCGAAACCCGTTGACTGAAGTTGTCCAGTTGTTCGTTGATGATCTTCAACTGGGCCTCGTAGTCCGCCTTGTTCTGCTTGGTGTTCTTGGAGGCGAGCGCCTTGCGCTTCAGTTCCAGCTGATCGCCGGCGAGACGCGCCTTGAGCAGTGCCTGTTGGTGGCGGAGGAGATTCCGGCGGGCCGCAAAGGTATGCAGGATCTCACTGGTACGCTTCCTGATTGTAACGGTGGTGTGGGAGGCAACCAGCGACGCCACGTTGACCACACCTTCGGTGATCTTGGTCAGAAAGTCCACATCCTCCCGGGTGATCTCATCCAGCATGCGCTTGACTTCAATCTCGCTCGGCTGCTCCGTCAGTTTTTCGATCAACTCCCTGGACGCGGCCTCCTGCTTGATCGCGGCGGAACGGGTCTGAACCAAACCCAGCACCATGGCTTGGGTTTCATCGAGGTGACGTTGCAACAAACCAACGGGCAGGTACTGGGCATAGTGAGTCATCGCATCGTCGTCCAAAAGCAGATCAAGAGTCTTGACGCCGTAGGGATAGGGCAGCAACTCGCCCCTGGGGTTATCACTGGTGACCCGACTGGCCTTGGCCACGGCGGCGGCAGCAGCCACCTGGATGCGCGCGTTGACCTGGGGCGCCAGGGCGATGAAAGCGGTGGAGAACGAACGGGTCCGATTGCCACGGAAGATCATGCTCATCATCGTGTTGTTGTCCGAGTTGCGCGGATTCTCGATGTCGCGCCAGGTCCCGGCGGTCTGCGCGTTGAAAGCCGCTTCGTTCTGCAATATGGGACCGCTGAGAGGATCATCGGACTTGCGCAGCAGGTCGCGATTGGCGGTGATGAAACGCGGATTGTCCGAAATCGCACGCGGATGAGCTTTAGCCAGACTAAAGACCTTCGACAAGGTGTTGAACAACATGATGTCGGTGGGCTGGATGTAGTAGCGGGAAAACTCGGTCTGGTTTAGGTCCAGCGCCGAGCGCAAAGCCTCGCTGGGACGGGCCATGTCAAAGCGGTCATCCACCCGTCCGTAGAGCAGGGCGTTGATGCTGTCCTGAGTGGGCTCGAACCCGGTCAACTCAGCCAGATACGGGTTGTCAGGATCGACCTCGCGGTTGAGCTTCGCCTCCATCTCAGCACGTCGTCCCACCAGTTCCTCCAAACGGTCCGCATTGGGCCGGCCGCTGTTCTCGTCGGTGATCGACAATAGGCGTTCGATCTCATCCACAATGGATTCGTAATCATCGTCTGCATGCGCGTTGTCCGTGTTGAGCACCTCAGGAGACTCGCCGGTGGACTCGTTGACGTCGTTGTTATAGAGTCCCCGCTCGGTGTCGAGAGCAACCTTGGTGGCGTCCCACAAGTGACGGACCTCGAGCAGGGACAAGTTGTCATCCGCCAGTTGCGGCGTGCCCAGCATCACCCGGTCGAACAACAACTTCAGATCGGGATCGGTCAACAACTGGGCGAACACCAGGATGTTGTGTTGCGAGGTGCGGGATTCCGAATCCAGCAACGAAATGTCCAAACCCTTCGGATCGGTCGACTGGGTGCGACGACCCAAGTGAATATCATTGGTTCCTTCTGTCCAGGCAGTCTCTGTGAAAACCTTCGCGGAGTTCATGTACATCGCCATTTCATTCACATGCCGACGCACCAGACGCTTGAGATCGGCGCGGCGGGCCCGGTCCATCTTGGAGATGAGTTCTGTATTGTCCGGATTGGCCTTGAGGTAATCATCGGCCAGTTTCTTGAGCGCCTCGGCACGCTGGGAAACATTTTTTTGGAAACTGTCAATGGCGAAGATGGGCGACACCGAATCCTTGAATTGGTTCATCAGGTCGTTAATGGCCTCGCCGATTGTCGGATTGGCCTTGGCATGCAGCGTGAACGCCTGCGCCAGTACCGCCAGACGCTCGGAGCGGGTAGCTTGACGGGTTTGTACCTGGGGAGCGAAGACGACGTTGGGACGGCCTTCACGGCCCGGGAAAATGCGCAGGCCGAAATTGATACCGCTGCCCTGCATGTCCTTCTCGCTGGGAGGGAAGATCAGCGTACGACCGGGAAGGGTTTGCACCACCAGGGACACCAGCTCGTTGTCGGAGGCATAGGGTGCGCCGTACTCGGGCCAGAAGCGGTTGGCATCGAACATCAACAGACCACTCGACCAGATGCGGTTGCCTTTGTCGTCGCGTTCGTTCTCGCGGATCATCGAGGGTTTGTGAGCCATGCGCAGGGCCAGTCTCACGATGAGCTCGTGCTCCTCGTCGGTGACGAACTGGTGCTCGGCGGACGTGGTGGCAAAGGGAATTTTGGTGTCGGTACGGGTGCGCGTGGTGGTCAACAAACTGCGATTGGAAACATCTCCCGGAGAATCCAATGTCATTTCCCCGGCAACCTGTTCCTGGCTGATGCGGTGAGCCTCCTCGAACTCGGGACTGCCCACGAACGCGGAGAAATCCTTGGCCAGTGGCGAGGACTCATCCAGCGGAAGCGCGGTGAGCATGGTGCGCAGCGCGTCGGCGATCTCGTCGGGGGTGCGGGCGCGGGTCTGATCGACATAGGCCATTTCCTTGTCGGCCTTGAACTGGACCAGATCGCGCAACAACTCGATGGAGTCGATGGGACGCGCGGTGACCGCCAGGCCGGCAAAGGTTCGCGCCACGGTGGGAATCGTCCCTTCCGTGTTGGCGGTGAAATACATGGGATGCGTCTGAGCGAACTCGTCAAAAAGTGACTGCATCAACACCGGGTTTTTGACCTGTTCGAACAAACCGCCCAAGCCCCGGTTGATAACACTACGGAGATTGTCCAGATCCAAGTCCTCGATTCCCAGCCGTTCCAGGTCGAAGAGAAAGCGCTCCGCTTCCATCACCGATTCCACATAGGTGGTGTGCATTCCGAAATCCTTCGAACGGAAGGCGATCTTGAGGGCAGCGGAGGTGTACCAGCGTTTGCGGCGCTGCTCGGGAGCGTCCAAGGTTCGGGTCTCCCGCTCCAGATCGGAGTCACTGGCGGAGTTGCTGCGTTCCCCCATCGAACTGCTCAGGGGAGCCCGGTTGTCAGAATCCAGATCGTCAATCTTGTGATAGGTGTTACCACGAATGTTGTCGGTGTTGTCAGTCGGGATGATGCCCAACACGTTAGCTCCAGCATAGACACTGTTCTTGCGATTCTCAATGTCGTCTGCATTATCGGGACGGGTCTTGTTGAGTTTGTCGAGATATAGACCAAATCGATCATTGCTGTACTGGAGATTGTTGTAGTCATCCAGAAGTTCGTACGCCCGTAGTGGAGCGAGGCGGATGTAGCGTTTGTCGGACGCGAAGAAGCGCAGGTTCCACGTCACCACGTTGAGCACTCCGGGATCGATGTTGCTGTGGCGGACCTGTTCGAACTCGGGACCATAGCCTTCCCAGGCGGCGTCGCGCGAAGTGCGGTTGAGCTCGCGCAACAGTTGCATGCGGTGATGACCGGTGAACCCGTTGAGGGCAATACGGGTGAAACGCACGTCGTTGTTGAGCAGGAACAGGGAGCGCTTGAACTCGTTGGCGATACTCGAATTGAGAAGACGGTTGGCCTCATACTCGAAACTCTTGCCAGGACCCTGAAGGGCTTCGAGACGTACCTTCTCGGCATCCTCCACAAAACGTGCCATGCGCATCCTGGCTTCATCCAGACGGGCGCGCAGGCGCGGAGCGAAGCGTCCGGCCAGGGTCTCACGGCCCGCAAGATGGGTCACCAAGGCGTCGGGGGCCAGGGCCGACTCATACATGCTCAGAACCTCCTCGATGTCGCCCAGGCTCCTTCCCAGACTTCCCGGAGCACCACCGAATTCCGCGCGGATTACCGGGTTGACCGGATTGGTAATGGAACCCTCGATCCGGTTGTCGGGATCGCTGTCCACCTCGGGCGCAAGTTCGTACTTGAAGGTGCCCAGCATGCGCGCGAACTTGCCGCCATTGACCGCGGCGAAGTGGCGTTTGTCGTCCTGTTCGCCAATGGACTTGATGAATTCAAGCAAACCACTGAACTTCATCGCCGGGAACATCTGTTCGATCGTCTCGTAACGGGCGAACATGTTGGAGTCCACGTTCTCGATCATGCGGATGTTGAAACCACCACCCTCGCCGAACTTCATCATCTCATTGTTTGGGAAATTCTCCCGCTGCATCAACGTGATGAAGCGTTCCGCCATGGACCAGCCAGCGAAGTTGGCGTTGGAGGAGATCGTGCGTTCCATCGCCTCATCCTTGAAACCGCTGCCGGGGAACATGGCGCCGGTCACGGAATACCGCCAGGAGCCGTCCACCATTTTGGGCTGATTGGCGATCGAATGCTCGGCGTTGAGATACAGGTCGCCCATGGCATGTCCCAGATACCCGGGAGCCAGGTTATCCTCGATCGTGTGCGACAGGGTGCCCACGCTGACCGAGTCTGAAGGAAGAGCCGGCAGGCTGTTCCAGTAGCGTTCATCCGCATCATCGCCAACCTTGCTGAAGACCAGACCATATTCGCGGCTGTCAAGTTCGTTCTGTCCCACCGCTCGTTGGAACAGGTAGCGTACCTGTTCGTTGTAGGTCTCCAGTGCATTCTGCCAGCGCATCACCCGTTGGTAGCGATCTCGAGCCGCGTCCAGATCCAGATCCTTCATTGCCCGCAACAGACTCAGTTCGTAGGATGGTAGATCCTCATGGGCGATCAGGGAGTTGTCCGGCTTGTGCGCGGATTCGACCCGTTCCAGTTTGGCGATCATCGAATCGATCTTCGCCTTGGTGTCGAGATTGTTCTTGAGGATGCGGCCTATCGCCTGGAACTGTTCGCTCATCCGAGCAATCGCATCAGTGGAGGGAATCTCCTTCCACTTCATGTCCTTGTACTGCTCCTGTCGTTGGAACAAGTCACCCAGCCGGCCGGGTTGTTGCGCGATCTTCTGACGGGCGACATTGAGCAGGGTGTTGATCCAACGCGACTTGAGTTGTTCGTGGGTCTCGCCTTGTCCGTAAAGTTTCTCCCTGGGTTGCAGTTCGAAATTCAGATCCGCCGCTGCATTGAACAGGGCCACGCCATGCTTGACTGGGTCCAGGATCAGTTTCCTGAGTACCTTCAGAGCCATGGTATCGTTGAAGCGCAGGGCGTCCTTGCGTGCCTGGATGAGGTTCTGCATGCGGCGAGCGATCAGCGAACTAGCCACTCGGTCATTGGTCTTGAGCGGCGTGCCGGCAAGCACCTCCGCCATGATGCGAATCTCGTTGGGATCACTGAAGTCGTTTCCACTCTCGTTGGTCAGCAGCCGGTTGAGGTCGGGAGCGTCCCAGCGTGCCGATTCCAGTGCCCGCCATGCCATCACCGCGTCGCTCAAAGCCAGGTTGTAGGACTTCTCCCCGTTGAGTTCGAGCAGGGCCTTCTGAATGGCCTTGAGTTCGTCGGGAGTGATCAGCTCGTTGACCTCAAGCGTCTCCACGATGTTGGAACGCAACGACAACTGACCGCTGGCATGGTCGAGTTTCAACAGATCGTCCAGATGGGTGACTCCGAGGGAGGCTATCTGAGGTAGTTTGCGCAATAGGATCAACGCGTCGGTGTTGCGTGCCGCCACCTTGCCGATGACATCACGTCCGGCCTCCCGCGCCGCCGCGTGACGGTTCATATCAGCCACTGTGATCTTGCTCTTGATCTTGTCGACATCCAGATTCAGTCCAAAGGATTCGGCCGCGGTGTCGAGTCGGCTCAGCATCTCGGCCAGATTGGGATCAAGCTTGCCCATCACCCAGCGCATCCGTAATACCTGTTGGATCTTCACCAGGTAACGACGGAACAGGTTCATGATGGTGCGCACGCCCTTCTGAATCGTGCCCTTTTCAAGATCGGCATTGAGCGCGGCCACCAGATGATAGGAATCCATGGACTGCTGCTCGGTGTGGTTGCCGCTGACCAGTAGGGAATACATCTTGCGCATCACCTCATGGGCGATCTGTTCGGCCTGCTGGAGGCCGGTTTCCGTCGCCAGATCCGGATACATCTTGCCCAGTCGCTCAGCCACGGTCTTGTCCAGGATCTCACGTAGAAAGTGCAAACCCTTGACGTTCTGCAGGTCCATGATTCCCTGGTAGAATTCGTGCATCTCCTCGGATCCGAAGATCCGCGCGGCGACCACATGCAATCCCTCTTCCCCCATCCACGAGGACAACTGACGGGCGACCTCGAGCGACACCAGTTCGTCGTAGGCGGCACCCTTGCCGGGTTGATACGCACCGAATAACGTGCGGTCCTGTAGGATCCTCAACATCTTGTCAGGATCGAGATGAATCACCTCGGAACGGTGGGTGGAACCGGGAACCGTGGTGGAGACAACATTGACGAAGGAGGTTCCAGGCAGGGCTTCCCACGCGATCATGTCGGTGTTGAGGGCGGGAGCCACCACCTTGAGAATCGCGGAAATGGTCTTGACCAGAGTTGGTCGGTCCAACGGTTTGGAAGTATCCAGAAGGGCCGCCAGACGCGGCAGGAGCTCCGTAGCGGCTCCGGAGAGCAAGTGACTGTGCCAGTCCATCGACAGGCGGTTGAGGTCCCTGAACTTCACCTCGGTGCTCACTGTGCCCTCATCCAGGTTGTAGGAGGTGAAGCTTTCCCCGAAGAGCGTCTGCGCGCCCAGCCGCAGAATGTTGACCCGCTGGAAGCGGTACACCCCGTCGGCGATATCCTTCATCACCAGAACCACGTTCTCATCTCCCTCGACCGCCAGGGCATCACCAAACTCAATCGGCATTTCCATGCCTTGAGCGGGTGTGTAGTCCAGCAGCTCGGGATCTCCATTGACCGAGGTCCACTTGCCGCCGGTTTCATCGGTGATGCCGACATCCGCCGGGTTCATCATGTAGAGAGGCAGGCTCTCGTCATGGAACGCCTGAAGGGATTCCGCTAGATTTGCAGCATTGAGTTCCAGGGATTCGGTTTTGACGGGGGGCTTGGCCAGTTCGTCTAATTCCTCCGTGGTATGGACTTTCTCGACCGCAGAAAGAACCTCATCCTCAGTAGAAACCTTCGGGGAAGAAGGCTCCCCCGAAGGTTCTGATTTGTCGCCTAGCACTTGCCCTTCTTGGGCTTCGGCATCGGCTTGCTTTTCTTCGCTGCCATGGTCGTCAGTGGGTTCGTTGTTTGTATCGGATGCCGGTGAAGGCGCGGTAGATTCAAAAACAGGAGGACCTGATTTAAGAGTGATGAGGCGACCCGCAGCGGAGGACTTGACACTGTCGGCCCGATACCGTTTGGGATCGGTCAAGCCACCGAAGATTTCGGTTTTCATCGAGGCGAGTCGTTGCAGCTGCGCCTCATCGGTTATGGATTGGATTTGCTTCAGGGTTGGCAGCTTTTCCTCCTTGGTCACCGGACCTTGTGTCTCACCCGTTGATGCTTCTGGTGTTTGTGTCTCAACAACTGCCGGTTGGTTTACAACAACAGGCTCGGTGGCGACAGAAGGAGTCAGTTCGGCGGTGCGCGCCAGGATGCGTTCCACCGAGATCCCCAGATCCTTGGCACGCTTGATCGCCACGTACTTAGCGGCGGCTGCCTGGACGTTATCGGGGTCCGCCACGGCCGCGGCATCGTCCAGCAGGGCCTGTTCCCTTTCGACGGGATCCTTGATCAGTGCAAGCTTGGCGAACAAGGCTTGTTGGGCGGGAAAGATGTCATTACGTTTCTTCTGGTAACCTTTGGCGAGTTCATCGTGAGATGGTACAGGCTGCGGGCCTGGTGCAGGGTCAGCTGATGTTCCTTGTGAAGGATTTTCAACGCTTGGTTCTTGGGCAGACGCAGGATGGCTTGCAACCGCGCCGGCGGTAGGGACATTGACAACGGGAGGAACCGGGGTGGTGTTTGCATTCGAAGTGTTGGTGGAACTCGAGACGGACGCATCAGGCTTGACGCGAATCTTGCCGTGCCACTGGGAAGTCGGGATGACACGTTTGTCGGAAAGAACAAGCTGATTGCCTTTGGTGGTGCTCTTGACCTGGCTCCAGGTTCCGTCGGATTGCTCCATTTCCACCGGCTTGTTCTGCAACAGGGCCAGGGTGATCGCAGTGTGGGCGTTGGTCGAATTGCGGTGGTTGAGTTTGGAATCGAGAGTCACTCCGCCAACCTTGTTGAGCGAACCGCCCTTCATCGCCGCCTGGGTGATGGCATGCACCTTGTCGGCCATGGGGATGTCCGAGGAACCCATGATGTCGGCGATCTTGAACGAATCGCCATTAATCCGTACCAGTCGATTCGGATCTTCCGAGAACTTGACGATATTGTCGGCGATGTTCTGGAACGGAGCGAGGATCTCCTGGTGGACAAGCGCTTTGCGCTCGATGTCAGGAGAGAAAAGTTTCTGGGCGAGAGAGAGCGTGGAACCGTGCGAAGCGCCCGCAGCGCCGCCCAAGCCACCCAGAAAAGCACTTTTGGCCCAGAGCGAGAGATGCTGGCTGGCATTGCCCCAGATTTCCTTGTCCCAGTCCTTGGACTCGTCGAACATCACTTGCAAATGATCCGAGATCATCTGGTCCATGCCCTCCTCGACGCCTTCCGAAAGAATGTCGGCAATGGGTCCGCCACCGCGCAGACCAAGTTGCTTGGCCTGGTTCTTCATGGTCTTGATCACGTCCTGGGTGAAGGCGGAAATGAACTCCGGACTCGCCTTCATGTTCTTGATGGCAGTCCTGAAGTAATCCAAACCCTCCCTGGTCTTTCCCATGGTCCGCAGGGTTTGAATCAAAGAGGATCCCAGTTCCTCATTCACACCTTTCATTCCAAGAAGACGTTCCGCACCGGGAGCAAAACGGTTCATCATGCCGGTGGCAATGGTCGCCGAGATCGCGTCGGAAGTTCCGGCCATCCACGCCTGCTTGTAGGCCTCGTTCTCGTCTCCGGTCTGCTCCAGGGTCTGGTGGTAGGTCTGACCGAAAGTCATGCCGCCCGCCTGGATGCCTCCGAAATAGGCGGTGGGATCGCTCATCGCGCCCTTGAGGAAGTCCAGGCTCTTGCGGCCGAAACTCTTGGCCACCAGTTCAGCACCGGCTTTCTTAACTACTTCCGCAGTGACCGCTTTCGCCGCACCCGCCGCCGCTGTTTCGTAATAACCCTTGGCAAGCAAACCATCCATCAAGGATGAACCAAAACCGCCAAGCGCCACCATGGAACCCAGCTGTCCCGCCAGTTGCGTGAGATCGCGCCGGCTGACGTCAAACCCAAGTTTGTCTCCACCAATGTGAGCCAATGTCTGGTTCTTGTAGGCGCCCGCACTCATCTCCGAGAGATAACCCCACTCCTGCGCAGGGATCGATAGGAACTTGCCCGCCGTGTTGTCCTTGTCCTGGGTGAGCGTGTCAATCGCCCGTCCGACGAGGAACAACGCTCCGGCGCCGACATCCGCCGTGGCGTCGCGGAACGAGTCGGCCAGTTCGGAGGCTAATCCATAGTTCTCCTTGGTCATGCGTTCCTTGTTGGCGCGCAGGAAGTCCACCCCGTTGCCGCCCTTTTCCAGGTGCGTCTGCAAATCTCCTAGCAGGGTCTTGTTGCCTTCGTCAGTGAGAAGATATTTGTAAATCTTGTAAATTGAAGTTCCAACAGCCACTCCGGGGTTGCCATATTTGAGAATCGGATTCTCCAACACGCTGCCTTCCAGATCGGAACCCATCACCCCGTCGGCCGCGCTCGAGTATTGCTTGGCCAGGTCGACGATGCCCGCGTTCACCTTGCGGTGATAGTCGATGATCATGCGCCTCTTCTCCGCCACGTTGTAACCCTCGGCTCCATTGATCGCCGCCTCCACCTTGTCGATCTCGGAGAAGTTCTGCGGGTTGATGACCAAGTCACCGGCCACCTTGCGCACGATCTCGTCGGGTTTCATCACCGATGGGTTGAAATCGCGCCGCTCAATCATCTTATCGAAGGACTGGCGCATCACCTTGTTGTCCGGATCCACCGTGCCAGGTTTCTCCGCATTGGCAAAGGCGACGTAATTGTCCCAGGTGTCTGGTTCCTTCTTGCCGTCCACCACGACCTTGTCCTTTTCCTCCTGCCAGGCGGCGAACGCCGGATAGAGCTGCTCGCGAGTGAGGTTTTTCTGGAGGATGGATTCCATCCCGCTGTTCACCGTGGTCTTGCCGGTGAAGGGGTTGACGTAGACGCCGCCGTCGGGAGAACGCGCCGCGGTTTCGAAGTAACCCTTGACCCGGTCGAGGTAGTCCAGTCCCTCAGTAGTATAGCTTCCGTCGGGAGTGAAGACCGGATAGTCCACTTCGGCGGGCTTGCCATCGCGGAACCCCTGACCCTTGAAGGTCGCGGCCCTGTCCGCCTGCAACGCCCCCTCGAAGTTCACAAAGGCCTTGGAAGCCAGTTCGGGACGCTGGTCCGGTGAAGCAGTGCGCCAGAAGTCATTCTCGACGTAGTTGCTGGGTTGGGTGAAATCGGGCTTCTCGTCGGGTGGCGCGGCCACAACGGTTTCGTCGTTCATGAGTGTTTTAGTTCAACTAAATCATTTGCGCGGGTTGAAGTAGTCTTCCCCGCTGACCCCCGTAGCGGCCTGCTTGTCCATGAAATCCTGGTTGGCGGCCGTCATCGACTCCAACAGGTCCTTCCGGTACTGGGCTTCCTTCTTCGGGTCCTTGCCGAATTTGGCATACCACGCCTTGTTGTTCTGAAGCTTGATCATGATCGAATTGACCAGGTGCTCCTCGTTTCCAACGTGCAGCTTGTTGGTGTTCATCTTGTTGGCGATCTGCGTACCAATAGTGCGAGCGTCGCGGTTGGCGTTCTCGGAGAGCGAGGACAAGTGGTCGTCGGCGAACTTGAAGGCCTTGGCGGAATTCTCCACCACCTTGACCTTGCTGTCGTAGTCCGCCTGCACCCGGGTCATCTCGTTGTTCATCTTGCTGGAGGCCCACGAAAAGGCGTTCATCTCTGAGGCGAAGGCATCCATGTTGCCACTCTTCTTGCCTTCCCTCACCAGCGCCTCGATGCGGTCGATCGCTCCGGGAGTTGGTGGTGTGGCGGGGATACCCTTGGCGGCATCGCCGGGACTGCCGGGATCGCCGTTGATATACCTCTGCAAGTCGCGAGCGTGTGACAGGGCGATTTGCTGCTGGTTGAAAACATCACGGTACTCCATGAAGTCGGCGCGACCCTGGGCGTCGTTGCCAAACATCTTGTCGATCCGCTTGGGATCAGTGGCGATAATACCATCAGGTCCCATGTTCACCGAACCGTCTGGATTATTCGGTACAAACTTCTCCCTGGCGAGAACCTTCTGCACCAGCGGATGCATGTTGAGCAGGGGAGTGTAGGCGGAACCGATGTGCGCTGCGCGGCCAGTGAGCTGCAACATCTTGGTGAACTGCATCAGATGCGATTCCATATCCGGATTGTTGAGCAACGGGGCGACCCGGGCGATCTTGCGTTGAGAATCGTCGGAGAGCGAGGTGGTGTCCATCGACGCGTTGATTCCGTTGAGCAAGTCGTAATCATGCAACTGACGGGTCGCGTCCCACGACTTGTTGGCGGCTTCGGCGGACTTGCGCGCCAGTTCGATTTGGGCGGTGGCGGTGGCGGCGCGGTCACCGCGGGTCGCCTCGTACTGGTCGGACTGGTCGGTGAGTTGGCGGGTTTCAAGCTGGTTGCGCAGACGCAACAGGGTGTCGCTGGAGGCCTTGGTGGCGTTGTCGTTGGCCTCCCGCAGGAACTGCATGCTGGCCAGTACGTCCTTGTTGGAACCGAAACGCGCGTCGGAGGAGGCGATGGAGGACAGGGCGGCGGAACGCTGGGCGGGATCGCTGATGTCCTTGATCCCGTCTACCTGATTGGAGTACTGGGCGAAGATGTCGGCATCCTCCATGGCGGTGTTGTCCTTGTTGATTCGATCTCTTCCAGCAGCAGACGCCTGTGATGCCTGCTCACGCATTGCCAGCATTTGACTGAGCATCATGTACTCAGGAATGACATCCATGTTACTGTCTCCCCTGGCAAAGGAAGTCAACCCGGGAACATTGGCGGCGGGAATCCCTTGTTGAAATTGACTCCAGTCAGAGACAAGAGCGGAATCGGCCGGCGTGGTAATGGGAGAGTAGGCCATGGAATTATGGGGAAGTTGAAGATGGATTCAAAGCTAGAATGGCTTTGGCTTTTGAAGTTGCTTCTACGTGTTTCGATAAAATACGAGCAATTGCATCCATTTCAATTGCTTTCCTTTTTTCAAAGTCGGGATGTTTGAAATTGGGTTCATTAGCATACAAAATACGCATGCGATCACCAACAGTTGAGACGTTCTCATTGTAGGATTTCGGATCAAATGCAGAAAGTGTTCGACTGAGATTTTCAGAATAATCCATCTCCTTACTTCCTGAATCGAGTTTTGTGGAAAGAGCTTTCTTGAGTTGTTCAGGAGTAAGATTTTTGAGATTTTGCAACGGATCGCCTGTCATTGTTTTTCCCAACTCTGGGTATTGATCAACAAGACGCTTCTGAGCTATTTGACTTTCCAAATCCATCAAATTTAATTGTTTTCCACCAAACTCGCTAAACGCGAACCGACTTCCACCGGTTTTATTCAAATCTGAATATTGTCTATCCAATGTCTTATCCGATGCATAATTGGATTTATATGGAAGAGATCCATAAACCTCTTCAGCCATTTGACGGTTTTCCTCTCTCCACTTTACAGTGGATGCTTCTGATCGAGATTGCAAACTCATGGAACGTGCCACTTCATCCGCATGCATATTTTCTACTTGAGATTTTGCAGAAGCAAGAATTTCAGTTTGCCTATTCTTGATCTCCGAATCATTACCCACTCGTTTATCCAAAGTCGCCTGATCTTTTGCTCGACCTTCAACAATAACCCGTGCTGCATATTCAGGACTTCTCTTGTTCTTGTAGGAACTGAGAAGTTCAGAAGTAGACATCGTGGTTGGATCCGTTTCAGATGGACGGTCCGTTCGAGATGTTGTTTGTTGGGTTGTCTGTGGGACCTCTGGAAGGGTTTGTGGAGTGATTGGGGTAGATACAACCGACTGTCCCTGCGAAGCCGTCTGTGGCGATCCTGGGGCCACTACGGGGGTACCGGTAGAACCCCTTCCAACTCCATCGACAATCGCCTGAGCACTTGACTGTGCACCCAGATCAGGACGTGAATCGGCATACGCGGGATCGGTCGTGGTACCAGGACGTTGAGTCGCTCCAAGGTCAGGACGGGTTTCCGCCACTACCCGACCATCCATCGTTGCTCCTGGTGCTCCCTGACTACCAGTCAAAGAGTTCTTTAAAACGGAACGATTGAGAGCATCAGAAGTGGCTCGGGTTTGTATGTCGGTGGCGTCGGGAATGGTCGAACTTCCTTGCACATCCACCATGGGTTTGCCTGCAGCCTTGCCCACTGCAATCATGCGGTTGGCAATTGCTCCCGCACCGGCAATGTCTCCCTGTCTCACGGCACGACGGTAGGAACGTTGTTCCATGCGATCCTGTCGCATCCGACTAACCTCGGCTGCAACCGCACGTCGTTGACCGTCACGTTCGGCAAAGGTGCTGTAACCGTTCTGCTTCTTGTCAGGTGTGGAAGTGGTGATCGGGTCCATCAGGGTCGTTGTTGAGGTTTGCGGCGCAGACTCATGTCCATGCCAATGTAGTACTTCTTCGGTCCCTCCGACTGACGGGTTGCAGCCGTCATTGCCGTGTAGAACTTGTTCCACTTGAACTCACTTCGATCATCGTCGGCGACGTTCTCGTAACACACCGCTTGGATCCCAAGTTTCAAAGCTCCCATCGAGTGGATCGGAATGAGATTGTCATCACTGGTTAGTACTGGAGGCTCTTTCTTGACCAAGGCATAATAGATGAATGAACCTGGATTGAACCCGGCTGGTGCACGGTACTTGCGGCGCTGTAAAATCGTGGTAACTGCGTCAACCGTCTGACTGATCTCCACTGGCCCGAAATCCACAAAACAATCGTTTCCTCCAGGACGACCCTCCTTGAACAACATACTCTGATCCATGATGTCCCAACCCATGCCATCCATGCGAAAACCAATCACACCATCGTACACATCATCATCCAACAGCAAATAGTACCAATTCGTTTCAACATCCAACTCAAACAAAGAGGGACTCAAAACGATTGATTCCGTGGTCCCCGGCCAACGACCCAACTCGTAAACCCGATCCACCACTTCCTGGATCGCGGACTCAATCGTGGTGTTGGAAGTCACCAGATTGGCAAATCGCATCTTAGCGGCACCGAAGGAAATTTTCTTGGACATGGCAGTGGTGAAGATCTGGAGATTTGAAGCTGACGTGTAAAGGACTTTCTAATAAATCCATAATATCACCAAGTTTTAAGAGGCTCCTCGGTGTTGGTCTTGACCGGATGACAGAAAAGACCTGTGTTGATGCCCAATTGATGACCATGGCCTTTCATACACTGATCATTGTAGAACCAACCAAAGGTGCCAAGATCAGCAAGTGTGCCCCCGGCATGGCGCACAATCGATGGGTTGTTGATTTCGCAGAACACGTTGCGGTTGACGGGAGCGGACTCGGCAAGCCAGCCCATCGCGCGGCGGCTCAGGCGGAACATGGCCCCGAGCGCGTGCTGCAAAGCCCACGGCGGGGTAGTCGGATGGCCGAACCAGTCGGGGCGTTCGGTCTCCGGACGGTTGGAGAGGTGGACGTAGATGCCATCCCGCTCGCTCCCGGAGCTCGCCTCGATGAGGTTGCGCCAGACCCCGGGTTTGGCGACAACATCACTCTCCACACACCAGTAGTAGTCGGCGTCCAGATTGAGTTGCGCAACCGCGGCGGGGAATATCCGGTCGCACACCCACCAACAGCGTCGCCCGTATTCCATCGCGGGGTCGAAGTCGGGAAGCCAGTCCTCGGGGAACTCGACCGATTGCGCATGCGCGTGGGATTTGTCGGAGGGACAGATAACCACGGTCTCGGCAATGGTAGCCGGTGCCACTTGTCGCAAAGGGAAACCACCTGGGTCGGAGATGATGATGATCTGTTTCATGCGCTGGAAGAAACGTAGGGACTGATCGAGGCGG